CTACGGCGCCTGCTACGAATGGTGTGCGGTCTACGTACTGGGTTAGAGCCTGGAATCCACCAGTGCCTGATTCAGCACGCAAGTCAGCTGCCTGACGTGGGTGTAGGTATGCAGCGTATAGATCGTTAATGCGTGGAACAGCCTTCGCAGTGCGAAGTTCTGTTACAGCCTTACGGATCGCAGCTACAGACATTGTGTCTGAAGCATCAATTGTGTTTGTTGTAGTTGCGTTGCCACCGTAGATTACGTTGGTGCCGCCTGTTAGGACAGCTGCTACTACAGCATCAATTGAGTCTGCTGAGTTGTACGCGATGATGTCAGCAAGAGCTGAATCAACGTCGTTGAATGAAGTTAGGTTTAACTTCTTTGTTGTTGTTACAGCTGAACCGTATTCGTTCAGAGTTACTGTAACTTGGTTTGGGTTGCCAAGAGCAATGCTTGATACATCAGTAGTTTCTGTCAATGTAGATGTAGCTTGTGCTAAATCTGAATAGATAGAGAAAACAACTGACGAACCTGGCATAGCCTGTTGTACTGGCTTGACGTCAGCGAGTCCACGCATAACAGGAATGGAACGTAGTGCCATTCTTACATACTGATCGTATGCTGCTTTTACGAGAGCGCTAATGTCGGATGTGCCGGTAAGGGCACCACCTGGAATTGCCATTAGGTATAACCTTTCGTTTGTTGGGTTGGGTTAAATCCCAGACTGACGAATGATTTCGTCCAGTTCTTCCTTGCTGTTAGCATTTAACAAACGAGACATAACATCTGCACCTCGGTCTGGGGTCATACCCTGTTCCGCTGTGTTAGTCATTCTCTTGTATGCTGCTGCGTTGGCTGGATCTACATTCGTAGTTTGGGCTTGGCCTAAATCAATACCGAAAACATCGGCATAATCTTCAAGCCACTTAGACACCGACTCTTCAGTTGGGTCAATGTCCTGCGGGATAAATGAAGCGATCTTCGAATTTACCCCACGACGTTCGAGGGCATCCTTGATTGATCGTTCGCGCTGAGCCTTATTAAGTCCATCGAATTGTGAACGAAGTTCAGCAATTTCTTTGTCCTTCTGTTTGGCTGCTTTGCGTAGTTGTTTTACAAGGTCATTGCCTGATGATTCTGTATCGAAGTCATCGTCATCCTCGTAGTCGTAATTGGACATAGTGGTCCTTCTCCCTATCATTGGTTTGATTGACGTAAGCCTCATATTCCGCTGGGGGACGGGTATGGCTCCTACTACTGGTCTTCTTATCGCTCCACTAGGCCAGTCGTTCTAGTGGCAGGCTTTGTTATTAGAAGTTGCCGGCGCGTTCTCTACCGAGTGCGCCTTGTGCTGTTCCTGCTTGTCCAGAGAATGATGCTTCTTCAAGACCTTTGAGTTTCTTGCGTTGTCTAGCAGCATCTACTGATCCAGTAAGACCAAAGACTTCTTGTTCTGCTGTCTGCTGTGTATAAGGTGACTCACCGTACATTGCTGCTAGTTGTCCACCGCGAGGTGCAACTTCAGCTACTGTCTGGAAGCCTTGCTGTGCTTGCGCCTTAGTAATACCAGCAGCGCCTAGTTCTTGAGCACGTTCCATACCAGTCTTAAGTCCGGCTTGTGTGGCTGCGCCACCGATCTCAGCTGCTGTAATTTTGCGCTTGATGTTATCAAGTGCGTTCTTAGGATCTAGTACGTAAGCAAGAATTTCACCGTTATTAATATCAGGGTAGAAGTTCTTTAGCGCTGCTAATACTTCTGGATTAGAATTGATAACACGATTCTGTGCGTTCATAATGCGATCTTCAAGTTCAACCGCTGATACGTCATTAGCAATGAACTTCTGAAAACCAGCTTGGGTACCATATTGACCACGAACATAATAGGATTCTGGTAGTCCATAGTTACGCATAATGTTCTGGTATTGGTCTTCTAGTTGTAGATATTCAGCCTCAGTAATAGCGGCTAGGCCATTTTTAACTCGATCTGCGTTAGCAGCAAAGCGCTTTAGATAAGGCGCTGTTTGACGTAAACGGATAGCGTACTCAGATGGAGATACGTTCTCATCCTGAATCAAAGCACGAATAGGCTCTACTAGATCTGCCATACCCCATTGGTCAAACTGATCTCTTAGTAGATCAAAGGCTGAAGTACGGTTAGCAAGTGCTTGAGTACGAGCATCTGCGGCTGCTCTTTCAGTAGCGGCGTTTGTAGATTCTTGACCAGATTGAACTTTCCAAGTTTCAACAGCGGCGTTTAATTCAGCTTCTGTGTCAAATGATTCTACTTGACCAGTAGTTGGATTATTCCAAGTATATTTTTTAACTTCGCTACTAGGTCCTGATTCAAAACCAGCAGTGCCATCGCTATAAATAACATCATAACCAAGCAATTTACCAGTAGCGTCGTACTTAGGAGTTTTAGACTTAACAGTTTTAGGTGCATTATCACCAGTTGCCGTTAAACCACTTAGAATTTCATCAATATCTTTTACTGCTTTATTTCCAGCGGCAGTTGCTTCTGCTATATCCTTATCTATATCTCTTGGTATAGCAGTTCCGGTAATAGTACCAGTAACGGTTCCAGTGCCAGGCACTAATGGGGTTGCTTTTACTGGGGTTGCCTGTGTTGCGATAGTTCCTGGTGCGGTTAACCCGCTACCTGGACCATAGCGTCCTTTGAGATACTCGTTTCCACTAGCCGCATCTGTGTACTGTTGAATAATGGCATCTGCTGAAACGTTTTTTGCTGCAGTTGCTTTAGAGGTAGTAATTACTTGACCAGGGTTAATAAGATTTGGGTTCTTAATTTGTGGATTAAGTTTAATTAACGCAGATAGACTTATGCCAGCATCTTCTGCAATTTCACTAAGGGTATCACCCTTTTTAACGGTTATTTTAGTTGCCATCATTACCCCATAAATCCGAAGTCGCGGCCAATATCAAGGACTGCTCTGGAAATTTCATCCTTAGCATCAGCTGTATATTGCCAGCGACTATCTTTGCGTAGCGCTCGTTGGAAATCGAATAGTGACATTTCGCCTTTATCTGTAATAGCAGAACGAAGTGTTGGGTCATACATAGAGATAGTCTCTGGGTTAATACCTAGTACGTTTGCCATCAGTTCTTTGTATGGAGAATAAATAGTGCTAACGTCTGTTCCTTTTTCAACCATTGCTTTTAAGGTAGGTGGCAGACCAGTACCGGCAATACCACGAATGATCTGCTTGTAGTCTTCGACTGATTGACCAGAAGCAATCTTTTGTAACCAACCCTGTAACTGTCCACCAAAGTTCTTTTGTAAGTCAACACCATTAGCAGTAGCAGTATCTTGAAGTTGTTTCAAGGCACTACCCATAGCACCGGTTGGCTTAACTGTTCCTAAAGTGAATCCTTTGACAGCATTGTTAAAAATAGTTTCTTCTGGGATACCATCTTTGTAATAGTCATCAAGTTGTTGTTCTGTTAGTTCTAAGCCCTGACCTAGTAACTCACGTTTAATTGCTATCTTCCAAGCATCTAAACCTTGCTTGTATAGCGGTGTGTTTTCTAGGCTTAATAGGTAGCGATTACGAGCATCGCTTGACAGTTTAGCAAATTTAGTTTTTACAAAAGCATCTTGTGCTTCGGTGTATTTCTTTTGTTTCCATAAATCAAAGATAGATTGTAGTTCATCTTTGTAAATAGAATCTGGACCAAGGAGTGCTTCACCAATACCAAGGTTCTGACGGATGCTAGAAGATCCTGGACGGCCTGCTGGGTACTTTAGATCAAATGCTTCTTTAGCCTTAACACGCGCTGGGCCTTGAGCCGTAGCATTTAAGGCAGCAAGATCTTGGTCGTACTGGAGTTGCTCGGTTGTATTATCAGCCATTGCTGCCTCCTAGTTGCTGGAACATCCAGCTAGTAAAATCAACACGTTCTTTACGAGCTAAATCTGTAGGTGCTGCTTGTTTCAAACCAGCCTCAATTGTTTGTGTAGCCTTTTCTGTGGTGTAGCCTGGAGTTGTAATTTGATCTGTGATTGATCCATCTTTAACACTTTTAGTAATGGTCTTTTGCTTAGCCATAGTCTTAACAGTTTGGGCAAGAGACTTGTACCAATCAGCAGTCTTGTCAGCGTCGTTTATTTCACGACCTAATAAACTAATTGCGCTTTTGTTAACCATTTCCTGAATTTCAGCATCAGTTAATTCAGTAGCTTGTTTGAATATAGAAGTCTTAGAACCACCTGCACCAGCGCCAGCAGAAGTTACCTGTACGCCAGGACTAGAAATAAATGCTCGAAGATCTTTAGTCTGTAAAGATGCTGGTAAAGACATTAATGTTGCTTCGGCATCACCAATGGCGTTTTGAAACGCAATAGACCAAGTTCCATCAATAGGACCTTTGTAACCAAAGTTCTTTTGTAGATCCTTTTGAGTCTGTATAAGTAACTTTTTATTCTTAGGATCAGCAAGAGTATTGATTAAGTCTGTAGCATTTATTTGTACTGGAGTTGTGCCACCGGTGCCACCTGTAGGACCTGTACCGCCAGTAGGCCCCGTAGGACCAGTAGGCTTATACTTACCAACACCGGCTAACTTATCTTCGGCATCTTTAATCTTCTTTTCAATAACAGTGGTATCTAAACCTTGTGCTTGGTAACGCGCAAGTACTGCTTTAGCCGCATCAATATTTGCTTGACTTGTCTTATCAGACAGAGCTTTACTAGCAGCGGTAATCTTATCCTTGTACTTATTAAAATAATCTGTAGCATCAGCGATTACTTTATCTGCTTTTGTTTTAGCAGCAGCAGCGGCTTTCTCTGCTTCATCTAAACGCTTTTGAACTGATTTAGCTGTTGCTTCATATTGCTTACCAGAAGGCACTCTACCCAAGCCAGCAAAGGCTTGTTTGGCGGTAGCTAAATCACCTTTGGCTTTTTCTAAAGCCTTGTTTGCTTTGACTACATCGTCTCTATTCTTGAGATAGTCTTTTAGAGTTGCTGCCATTTATTAGTCTCCAAGTAATCTTCCAAATAGAACGTCATATGCTGCCTGTGTATTTTCGTTATACTGTGCTAGTTCACGCATTTTGGCAATTGTCTGTACCTTTAATGACTTTATATAGTTCTGAGAACCACCAATAGCGTCATAACGGTCTTTCTCGTCACGGTATCTTTGATAAGTACTAGACATATCACGAAGCGCTGCTTCAGTCTTAGGGCGAATATTTAGATTCTTGTCAAGCATATTGTTTAACTCATCTAAAGTTCTTAGTCGCTTGATTGCCTTTGCGCTGCCTTCTGATAGCTCTTCTTGAACTAATGGTCGGCCAGCGAAAAATACAGTTTTCCACTGGTCAAAATCTTGACGCAATTTAGTACGCCCTGAATCAACCAAAGAAGTAGTAAGAGCTTCCTCAAAGGTATCTTTACGACGATAGTATTCTTGAAGATCAGCTGCTGTTTGAACTTCACGTAGGTATTCATCTACACGCTTGTTCTGTAGTAGCCCAATATCCTTCATTGTCTTGTAAGCATCCCAAGAGAAGCCAGTCTTGTGAGGGATCAAAAATCCCGCTGCTGATGGGAAAGCGTTGAACACTTCCTTATTCTGATCTACGAAATATCCTGCTTCTTCTGCGTAACGCAGTGGAGCAATAGACTTCTTTTCAGATTCAGTAACAGTAAACGGAATTTGATTAGGGAATAGTTCTACCCATTTAGCAAACGCCTTGTCGTATTCACCTGGATACTCGTCTAGTAGCTTGTTAAATGCTTGCTTGAAGTTAGCACGACCATTATCTTTTACCCATTCTGCCATATCAGATTTCAATGTAACCTGTGGCGAAGCTGGGGCAAAGAAACCAAAAGCAAAGCGTAAGCCTAGAATACCTAGTGTGGTGTTCTTTACAGACAAACGATATTCTTCTAGCTCTTGTGCTGAAGGTGGTATTAAATTATCTTCTGCGTCATACTTTTTTGGTATTCCATTACCTGATGCTTCAAGATAAGTGACTGCTTTACGCCAAGCACTTGCGTACTGGGAGTTGCGGTCATCTTGATTCATAGCAGCATATAAACGGTTAATATGTGCTGGCAATATGGCTGAAAGAATAGGTTGATCTACAGAATACTTACCAAGAGCGTAGCCCTTAATGGTATCTGCTGCACCTTTATCAAAGATTCCTACCAGTGACGAAACAGTTGTAATGCTCGCACCGGCTAATGGACCTGAGAATGTAGGGATAAGGGAATCTGGGTTAAGAGATGGGGTAAGCATCTTTAACTTAGCGCCAAACTCAATTGGGAATGGAACCTTGAATTGGTTTCCAATACCCAAACGTTCCAGTGTGTCTTGAACAGCGTTGTATACCGGAGCAATACCAGGATATACGAAGTATGCCTCGCCTTGATCGTCTTTCTTTACCCAGCCTGAATGAGTTATACCTTCATAAGTAAGCGCAGCTTTAACAATAGCCTCTGGATTATATCGAACTACGCGGTACATACGACGATAGAAGTCTTCAGTAGCACGATAGAAACGAGCAAAGTTACGAGATGAGAACGCTAGTTGAGTTCTAACTAATGGGTTATCTACATAGGATAATGTCTGGCTTAATGCGCGTTCTTCAACGATCATTGCTAGATCTCTCTTAGCTTTTTGTGTGGCTTCTGAGATCTTGCCTAATTGTCCAGGGTTGATACCTCTTGTATAAGAATCAATCCAAGCCTTTTCAAAACCTGTCTTCTTGAACTGCTTGCGAATAGTTAGCATTTCTTCAAGAACAATTGGTTGACGTGACATACGAGCATTAGCCAAACCAAGGAAAGTCCATCCATTGGTCATAACAGATGCGGTAATATTCTCTAGTTCAACCGCTGGAATAAGGGTAGGACCCACGATACTACGAGGAATGTCTACTTGTTCGGTAGGCAAATCATCTAAAGATAGGGTTCCAGTAACCTTGTAATTATCGTATTTATCTCTGGTGCGGATCTTATTTAGTAGATCTATGTTTAGAGTCTTGCCGTCTTCTTTAACGAAGTTTTCTCTGGCTCGGTTGAAAGCAATACGGATAATGCTTTCGGAATCCATATTGTTAGCAAGTCGGGCATCAGTTAGGAACTTAGTGCCCTTTTCTGTCTGCATCCAATCACGCATAAGTCCTAGTGCTTTACCCTCATTGTCAAGGTTAGCAACAGCAATAGTGCCTAATTCATCGTTAGCGTAATAACCAATACGCATCATCCAAGAAACCATAGATGCTTCGTCTTGCTTAGATACAGCAAGAACTTTGTAGCCACGTTCTCCTGGCTTCTTAACAAACTTACCAGCAGGATACTGCATCTCTAAAGCGTGGACACGAACACCGGTAGCACGAGCAAGATCTGTAGCACGAGCGATGTAATCGTTACCAGTAACGAAGTTCATACCGCCTTCAGAAGCTACTGATAAAGCGTTCTCAATATCACCGAACATTAGTTGTTCTTTTAATAAATCTGCTTCTTCAAGACTCATAGGTTTTAAGCCTAGTGATGAACGCATACGGTTCAATCGTCCAGAAGTAAGGGCATTAGCAAAGACCGCACGAGTCTGTTGCGCTACTCCACCCTTGATGCTGTACTCAACTTCCTTAATGCGAAGTTCAATATCTGAAATATCAATAGGGTCTTTAGCCGCAGCAAGTTCTGCGCGTAGTTTAGGCAAAGTATTCTTTGCTACTTCAAATTTAGTTTTAATAGCAGTTAATTCGCCAACATACTTGTCAACTTCTTTTCTATTGGCAAAACGCATAGCAAGACCTAATGGGTTATTAGCCCAGTTAGCTTGATCTCCATTTACCTTTTGAACAGCTGCTAGGTATGTGTTAACGCGTGTCTCTAACATACGAGATTTGGCAATACCCCAAGGTGAAACACCAATTGCTAGGTTAACCATTAGGTCTTCGCCAGCATTACGCAGAGCGTAACGTGGACCAGCAAGAGTTAAGAACGACCAAGCGCTAGTCATTCTGCTAGCAAAGTCGCTATTAGCGACACCTAGTAACTTTTGAGTTACAGTGTTACGAGAAGCTGCTCGATCAAGGTCTACCAGAGTTGGAACAGATACGAACTCGTTAAAGTCTGAAGGGATTGCGCCCTTATTAGGGAAAGCATCATCGGCTGAGTTTACTGAATGGATAGTTGCACCCTTACCTGTAAGGTAACGGGTAATTGCTTGCCCTGGAAGCGTGGTGTTTAGACCACGAACCTCAGCAATAGTCTTCCATAGACCGTAATAGACATCTTTACGCTTACCAACTTCTGATATAGAGTCAAATGCCTCAGCTAAAATACGTGATTCACGTGTAGGCATAACCATAACTGCCAAACGATAGATCTTTTCGGAAGCATCTACAGCAGTTACGTCAAATACATCGTCTTTGAACATTGGAGCAAGTGTCAACTTAGCCTTAAACCGGTCAATGCGGTTCATAAGGTAATCAGTTGAGAAGCTTGCTACGTCTTTACCCTTAGCAGTTGCTTTAACTTGATTGATAAACTGTTCTTTGCCATCAATAATTGCCTTAGCAACGCCATCTGAGGTAGGCGCTGAACCAAAGAAGTAATCATTGGTTAACTTTGGCCCTACTACATCAATATTAAATGTCTTACGACCAGTAGTAACGGCAGCAATACGCAATTTACGGATAGGATCCATACGAGGCATAAGCACACGCTGACGTCCGGCTGATCCTGACATTACTGCTGTTAAGTTTTGTGCATTATCAAAGAAAGCCTTGGCGGTAATTGCGTTTGTTACCGGAACATTAGGTGCTTGAAAAGACTTAATGACTGCTGGACCAAACTCTGGACCAAGAGTTGCTAGTTCTTTCTTAGCAACAGCAATAGCTTCAGGGTTCTTAGCGGTTTGAGCCTTAGTAAGTTGCTGTAACTTGGCGCCGTATTGATCCCAGAAACTAACAACTGCTGGGTTGGTAAATACTTCATCTACCTTTTTGCCACCGACTACTACATCTAGTGAGTACCTAGTTACATCGTAAGCACGCTTGCCTTTACCGGCAAGCAATAATGGATCTGCTAGTACACGATAAGCAGCATCAAAGACTCCAGATACAGCCTTATAGAAAAGACCAGATCCTTCCATATCCGCTGGAGTAATAGCGTTAGCAACAAAACGACCAAATGAATACTTGGAAGCGTTTACTGAATCAAGAGTATCTTGGAAGTTGGCACGAGCAGCAGCTACTTCTTCAGGAGTATTAAAGCCTGGAATAACAGTTGTGCGTGTATCGGCTAGCATTACATACTTTTGTTGTTCTGGTGTAGCCGAAGCCATAATCTTTTCCGGTGCTTCGCCAGCAGCAAAACGCATAGCAATATCTACAGCGTCGTTGCCCCACTTTTGTTTAGCATCTTCGATGCGGTTAGGGCTAAATACTTTATCGCCTTTATCGTCAGCAATATCCCAAGCGTTACCTTTACCAAATAATGGAACGCCTTGATCGCCAGCGATCTGAATGGTACGCCAAGCACGTGTAGATGCGTCTGATACGTTACCAAGGCCAGCAAGAATATGACCTCCGGTATAACCAACAGCGCTAGCTAATGCTCCGCCTGTATAATGCCAAGCGGTGCCAAAGAAACCACGCTTTGGTTTAATAGTTGGATCTTCGTTGCCAAAGTTTTTAACTAAACTTGCTTGTTGCTCTGGAGTGTACTTAGTAAATTTAGCGGTAGCTGCGTCAACTGGTAACTTAGATAATTCTTTATGAGCTTGGTAAGCCTTGTAGAACTCATCAAGTTTCTCAGTTTCAGTAGAAGATAAACCAGCAGCGGATCCAGCCGCTTTGATATTGTCAGCCACTAATTACCCCGCGATAATGCTTCTTGGTATAGAATTCCAATTTCTCCAGTGGTATCAAACGGAAGCATCTTTACTAGAATGTCTGAAAGTTTTTCGCCAGACTTAGCCATCATAAGTGCGCTAGATCCTGGGCCTGGACCCATATCAATACCAGCGGTGATTGGTGAGTTTGGTCGTTGTGTTGGAGCAAATAATTCTGTTACTGGCGCCTGCATTGCAGCGTCACGAACTTCGTTCGCTGGCATTGGGCGTTGATCTGGAGTCGAAGCTAGTGGCGCACCTGACTTAATTGCTGCGGTGTCAATACCTTCGCCGTATGAAGTAGAACCCATACGTAGGCTATCTGTGCGAACAGAGTACTTGCCAGGACCTGAAACGCCGGCTTTAGGATTCATTGGTGTATCAGCCATCTGTTTCTTCTCCTAACTTTTCTAAATCTGCGGTCATATCTTCCCAAGCACGAATAGTCTTCGTCTTTTGGTTAGAATGATAAATTGATAATTCCATTAGTTCACTGGTCATTGCCTCAAATGTTTGGGCTAGGTTGTGAACGAAACCTGTAAGTATTACTAAGAAATCAGAAGGGCGTACTGGGCGAGGAATGTCATTGTTATCGTTCATCACCCAGCACACCTTCCTATTAAACTAATTAAGCCTTCTTGCCTTTGCGAGCTGGTCCGGCATAACCGAAGTCAACCTTACCGCCTTTGACTGATCCTGCCTTAGTGTCAACCTTTACTGGTTGTACTGGAGCTGGAGCGTGTGTTCCTTTATTCATCTTTGCACCTCCTTCGGTTATGCTGCGCCGGTGATTCCGGCTAGTAGTGACGCTATATCGGGTTTTTGACCAGCAGCAGGGGCCATACCACCTTGTGGATTTGGAGGTTGCTGCGAGGCAGGGGCGGAGGCCGCACCTGCTGCTGGAAGCATTTGTTCAGCGCCAGGCATACCTGGCATCTGTGGTGGCATCTCTGGTGCCGGAGGTGGAGCAAAAGCCTTTTCCACTACTGATTCTAGTGATAGTCCTTTTTGCCGACCTTGGATAACAGCTGCGATACGCGAGACAATCTCTGAAGGGTCTTGGCCTTGCGCTGCCAAGGCAGGAATAGCCTGAGCATACTGCGCAACAGATACACGCAGAGCATCACGCATTTCTTCAATGTCAACGCGTTGTTCTTCTTGAGATACATTTAGATCCATTGGGATCTCGCGGCGTACGTAATCACGAGATACAAGTTTGTCGGAACGCATTTGTAGCAAAGCAATGATGGCACGGCTTGGATCCATACCAGACATAATTCCGTAACGTACATCTACGCCGTACTCGCCTTTAATATCACGAGATGGGGTGTACTTTAATACATACGGTGTGCCGTCTTCTGAACCCTTGATTACCTTTTGAACATTAGGGAATAATTTCTCATCTATTTCAAAACAGAGTCCGAGAAGATCAGAAAACATCCGAGCAAACTGTGCCTGTGCGGATTTAATCTGAGTATCAAAACCAGCTTGCAACTCTTGAACACCACGACCAGTAATAACACTCGCGTTAATGTTGCCGGATCGAGATTCCGGATAACGAGCGCCAAGGCGTAGTTCACGTTCTAGTGCTCCAGATTCTGCGAATAGTCCTGGTGGTAAGTCTAGGCTAACACGACGAATGTTCTGAGGTTGAGCCGAACGCATAATAGAGTCAGGACCAAGTGCAAGTTCTTGTACATCTTGCGGAATAGCAATAGGTGCTTGGATTGACTTTTCTGCTGCTTGGATCTGAAGGATCGCAAAGCGAGCACGAGCGAGTTGAACTGAGAGTACATCATCGAACTGTCCACGAGCTTGACCATCAAGGGAAGGACGGATTGCCACTTTCGCTAAACACTTACCAATAGGATTTGGTGTACGAGCAAGAGTTAAGTTCTTACGCTCTGGTAGGAAGATTAGATCCTGGTCAGCATCGTGGTAACGGATCATTGAGATATAAGGACTACCTTGCTGGTAGTTGTTCTTAGCCAAGATTTGATCGGCAAACTCTGGATACTGGGCAGCGAGGGACTCGCTATCAATGTTAATAACCTGAGTCAATGAGATGGTACGACCAAAGCGATCCATCTCTGGGTATACGCCCCAAGGGTTTAGTAGGCGTAGGCGTGGATTATTAGAATCGTAATCCATCTCTACTAGGCCAACCATCATACCGTAGGTGTTATACCAGTCAGCACCTTCGTACATTTGTAGTTGTAATTCTGAAAGCGAAGCGTAGAAATTAGCAATACGGGTTCTAGTATCAGCAGCTTTACGTGCTGAGTCTGAAACCATATTAGCAGCAGAGCAGTTAAAAGATGGCAGTGGTGCCATTGCCTCTGCCAAGTCACGTGCTGCTACGTCAATGAAGTTAGCAACGAGTGGCTTTGGGTAATCCTCTGAGAACATAGAAGGATAAACCTTGGAGAGATCTCCTTGACGCACCGAAAGCACGTCGCGCATACGTTGGTCGCGGGATGCAAACTTGGTCTGCAAGCGACCTAACTTCGCGTTAACTTCTTTTGGTGTTAACAATGGAACTCCTTAGATGAACTGCTTGTTTTGATCTGCTAGTAGTTGATCTAGGTTGACCACTACGCGTTTGTTTTTTTCGGAACGTGATAGAAAAGGATTTCTTAAATGATGTGTTGTATACATACCGTGATTGAGCATCTCGCGTGCTCGGATCTCACAGAACCAAAGTGCCATTACTAAGTCAGTCTTACCCTTAGTAGTTGGCGTCCAAGTAATCAACTGCTCGATAAGAGCCTTGACGTTCTCGGTTTGATCGCTAGGCAAGTGGATCAAGTTATCTCGGTGGTGCTTGTTATCAACTTGCTTAGTACCAAACAAGGTAGCCATAGAAGCTACGCCGAAACCTGAATCCCACTTATTAGATCCGGTGTGGTGTTCTTTTAATAGAACGCCGCGTGATGCTAAAAATTGACGGATGCCTTCATCCTGAGTTAAGAAAGCCTGGAAAGCGTTCTTCTCAATAATCCATTCACTGGGACCATAGAGTGAAGTCCAGTTAAGGATAATGTCGCGGATCTGCTGTGGGCTTGGCCGACTAATCTTCAAAGCATCTACGATGTAGCGCTTAGAAGTTGCGCGGTCAATGGCATAACAGATAGCAGCGGTATCACCAACAATAGCTGGGTCCATACCGCAGATAATGGTAAAGCCTTGTAAATCTTTTGGATGACCTGGGCTACCTGGTTCAAGGCGGCCTGACTTGCGCATACCGTCAATTGAGCCACGAACACATACTGGGTCAAAGGCTGCGTTCTCAGAAACGTCTTGTTGCTGGTAAACCAAAGCCCAGGTGGAGGCATCCATAGCTTGGCGTTCGTTGTAAAGGTTGCGACCATTCCATCTAGGATATAGGCCGTCTTCGTTCTTATCGTTTTCCTCTTGCCCATCGAATGGCGCATCGGATGCTGGCCAGAGGGTTTCCCATTTATCAGGATCTTCGTCCGGCGTTAAAAGCGCCGGCATAGCCAAATACTTCCAAGGGACTAAGCCACCTGGATAGCGGTCTTCGGAACGTAGTTCGCGGTACAAGTCTACAGAGGCAACGCGAGTTCCAATAATAATTAACTTACCAGTAGGGTTAAGACGAGATCTAACATCCTGGGTAAGCCACTTGATCTGTCGTTCAAACTCATTGGCGTTCTTTAGCGTTACAGCATCGTCAACAATAATCATATCGGCGCGCTTACCGTAGATCTGACCACCGATACCGACGGCCTCAATGTTTGGATCCTTTTCTGAGGATTCTCTGAGTTCGTCACCGAAGGTGATACGGGTTGCTTGCCACGAGGCAGACTTAGAGTTAAACCCTA